CTTGCGAGGACAGGTTTGGACGCTCCTGATGCGCTTGAAACGGTCAGCTTTACGCCCTGCTGGCGAGAGACACCGTGACTCGGTGAGCGAGCTGTATCGGGTCATGTCATCCACGTAGAAAGCTGGACGACGTCCCTGTCCCGATGGCTACAGCAATTACGAACTTATGTGACTGGATCGATCCGTCAACTAAACAACATCACCTGCAAGACGCGCTTCTTCGTCAGGGGCTAACGCCTTAATGTCTTTGGGGCTCATCTTCGCCACGTTGAGCGTTGAGGACCGTGCGCCCACGCCTTCTGGCTTGGCCGGGATCTTGTCAGCGCGCGCGATGCCTTTAGCCAGGTCAGGTTTCGGTGCTTCGGCGCCTGGCTTCTCGACTTCCACGTCTGCCACTTTGTAGCGCGGGCCGACCTTGGCCACTGCCGCAATCAGGGCATCAGCTGGGGACTTGCCCTTGGCGACAAACGACTGGTGCCACACCAATGCCTCTTCGATTGCTTCGGGGTTGCTGTCAGCGCTGGTAGCGTCGAGGAACGGGAATGCGGCGTAGGCCTTGCTCAGTTCCAAGTCGAACTCAAGCTTCGTGCGCTTGGCGTCGTCCTCGGCCTTGTTGGTCTTGTAGCGACGATCAGCCAGCTCTTCGGCGCGCTGGTCGGCGGCCTCCTGCTCTTTGGCACGGATTTCCCGGCGAATCGACTTCGCTTTATCGGGCTCGCCATTGAGGATTGCTTCGGCGTAGCGGTCTTCTGCTTCGTCGAAATCGAAGGTTTCAGACTTTTCCGGCTCTTCTTTTGGCTTGGCCGGGGCTGAGCCCTTCATGCGGGCCAATTCCTCTTCCAATGCCAGAACGCGCGCACGGTGGGTCTTGGCTTCCTCGTTCACCTCGTTGAACCGAGCGTGCGGGACCATCTTCGGCTTATCTTCACCGGCAATGGCGGCCAACACATCCGGATCGATGTCGTCTTTCGGTTTTTCAGCGGCCGCCTTGCTGCTGTCACCCGCCTTGACCGAATCCGCGCCGTCGTCATCGCCCGGGTCGAAGTGCTCGCCACTCAACGCGGCCTCTTCGGCCAGACGTTTTTCTAGTTCTTCCTGCGTTTCTTGTGCTGCGTCAGCTTTGCTCATGGTTTGCCCCTGGTTATTCGTGATTACTTGGCGATCTTCTGCAGTTCGGCCATTTTCTCTTTGGCCAATGCCTGCGCGGCTTTCAGTCGTTTCGGGTCTTTCTGGATTTCTGCGGCTTCTGCCAACGAACGAAGGTCCTGCTCAACCTTCCATTTCTGATCATCAGCGACCATGTCGGACTTGCTCATGCTGGTACTCCTTCGATGCGTTGGGTTTCGATACCGGCGTCAAGGCCGACGGCCGGACTCGCTGGCGTGAGTGGATTGGTGTTCTTGGGAAGATCGATGGCGCCCAATGCGGTGCCGTCGTACTCAGGCACGATCGGTGCGGCGTTGTGGTCGACGTACCCAGCTGACAGCAGCAGTGCGTCGGCAAGACTGGCTGTGGCCGGGGTCTGCGCGATGGTCGCGGCGGTCTGAATAGCGCTGAACTGTGCGGTGACGGATTTGGATACCGTGTCGGCCCGGGTGTCGTCGGTCTGAGCCTTGAGTAAATCCAGGCTCGCTTGCGACTTCGCGGCATCGACTTGCGAGCGCCCTGCATCGGCCTGGGCCTTCTGTGTTTGTGCGGCAAGCAAGTCAGCCTTGGCCTGCAATGTCGGATCAACTGGCGCGGCTGGCTGCTGCGACATCGCGTCGACGATCTCCTGCTTATTGGCAAGGTTCGAGTAACCGATGATGAACGACCAAGGAATATTCGCTCCCTTCTCGTTCAGTTCGATGGCCTGCAGGAACTGGCTGTTCTCGAAGGTGATCTGCGCCGGAGCCTCGGTGACAACGACGTCATATTCGCCAATGGTCAGGTCGTTGAGGATGCGCGAGTCGGCCTGTGGCCAGTTCAGCGGAATCTCGGTGGTGGTTTCTTTGCCGGACGGATCAGCCTCGGTGATACGCAGGATGCGGGGCTGGTCGTAATACATCTGGATCAGTTCAAGGATGCGCGTGGCGAGCATTCCCCGAGTTCGGGCAAGGTTGTCGAGCGGCACCGCCAATTGCTGCTGTGCGGCGAACTGGCGTGTCTGGATGGCAATACCTGACACTTCGTTGCCCTGGTTTCCCGACATCGCCTGATTTACACCAGTGGCGGATTCAAGCAACGCCGAGGCACGGTCGATGATACGGTCAAAACCCGGCGGCACTGAGTTCGGCTGGATCTTCTGCGGACGGTCAAGCGCGGGCGTGCCCTTCCTGATAACCAGGTGCAGACCGGTCTCGGCGCCGCGATCAGCCAGTTCACCGTCATTCATGTTCGTCAGCGTCCCGGCGACCGTAATCCAGCCACTGTTTGCCGTGGTGTTGATGATGTGCAGGAACTGGCTCATAGACTTGTTGAGCAGTTGCTGAGGGCCAATGGCGTCATCTACCAGGCCGCGAGTAGTGCCACGGCGGAACGTCGGGAAGAACGGAACAACGGTGAAGTGGTTGAACGGGGACCAGTCGTCGTGCAGCACCTTATCTTTGGTGGTGATCAGCCAGCGGACACGCTTCACGCGGCGCTTCTGCTGGATGCCTCCGGCGGCCACCATGTCCTCGACAGCCTTCGGATTGAAGTCCTCGACCATTCTGATGTCGCCAGTCGCGGTGATGATCACTTCGGCCCGGTCCATCTGCCAGAATTGGCGGTCCACTACCCGATAACGCCGGGTTGATTCTTTGTCGTCGTCCGAGAACTCGAATTCGGTGAACAGCGTGTCGTCGGCGCCAAACGTGCTGCGTTCGATGTCGTTGGCGGCAGGCAGGAAGGTGTCGCCAGCCCGATCCTGGTCATCGAGAGAGTCTTTGGCCTTGGTGCCATAGAGCAATTCGATCTCGACCTTGGTCATCATTCGCGTGACGGTGACGTCGGCCCAATCGTCAGGGTCGTAGCTGTTTGCGTCAGGGTCGGGGATGACGTCCATCGGATCAAGGATGTCGATGCGGACCTCGCCCAGCATGGTGTCGGCGTAGCTCATCCGCACGTCGAAGTAACCGCGCTGCTGGATCACGCCGTCGCTGAAAACCTGCGTCTCTTTGAAGTGCAGCTGGTTGTTGTCGGCGATCTGCATGGCAAGCTTCGACAAGGTGCTGGCAGTTTCGGCATCAGCAGCACCGGCGCGCGGACGAAAGCCGATGTCCATACGGTTGCCAATCTGATACCCAACCGCCGCGTTGATCTTGTTCTTGATCTGGTTGAACTCCAGTGCAGGACGCCCAGCCTGTGACAGCACCTGCCGATCAGCTTCGGTCCACTGGCAACCGCCGCCCAGGTAGTAGTCTTCGCACTCGCGCGCCTTCTCGACGTAGTTCGAGTGGCCACGGTTCAGGCCGTATTCGTAGCGCGCCCAGTTGTCGGTCGCTTTTTGCTTGTCGGAAGCGTCAGCCATGTCAGGCACTCATCGGTGATTTGCGAGCGTTCCGGCGCATTAACTTCGCCTTCCAGTCATCTATGTGGATGTCGTCAGCGGATACAGGCTCTGCGAATGTCAGCGCCAGGGCGTCGCCGTCGTCCGGGGATCGACCGATCTCCTTCTTGGCTTCTTCCTTGGGCTTGAGCTTCAGCTGGCCATTGCTGGTGTACTTGTCCTTGGATGCCGACGTCAGGTCGCCGTGGAGCTGGTCGTCATCCGGAATGCAGGGGGTGATATCGTCGTGGATCCACTCGGCCATCTCACCCCACATCTCGCAGCGCTTGTTGAAGTACTTGCGGGTGTCGTTAGCATTCCCACCGAAGTTGACGGGGGTGACACGATCGCCAAAGCCCAGTTCTACGAGACGGTCGTAGATGCCGGCACCCAAGCCGCCAATGTCGATGAACATCATGCGGATGGTCTTGTCGTCCATGAGCATGCGCGCGGCTTGTCCGGCTACCGCCATAGTGTCAGCGACGTGGTTGTGCTCAATGCCCCAGGCAACACGACCCTGACGGTGGATGAACGTCGAGGTGTCGCCGCCGCGCGCTGGGTCGAGGCCGACGACATGGGCGCCGATGCGCTTGGTGTGTTTGATTTCCTGCTTGCGTGCCAAGGAGACCTTGACGGTCTTGATCAGCGGCTTGTGTCCAACCTTCTGGAATGCCAGATCAGGCGTAGCCGGGTATTCCTGGTTAAACCAGTCCTCGTCGCCCGCAAAGTCGGTGTCGATCTTCGCGCGGCGCCAGGCCATCTGCTCTTCGTCGAGATCATAGGCCTCCATGTATTCGTAGTCGTCTTCGCTCAGCTCGAAGTCTTTTGGCACTGACCGGCGATAACCGCGCTCTACGAACCACGGGATGAAGACGGGCATGTAGTCGGATTTCCCGGCCACGGCCAGGGTCCAGAACTGGTGATAGAGATTGCCCATGCCGTCGGCGGTGGATTCGATGATGGCTTCACTGCCCTCGATCAGCGGCACAGTCTGACCAAGGCCCGCCATGATCTTCTTGGCATTGGGCCAGAACGCCATTTCAGAGGCGTGCAGGTATTGGATGGTGTCGGATCGGCCTGCGCCTGGGCTTCCCGCTGTGGCGACCTTGTAGCCGCTGCGCAGCTTGGCGAATGACAGCTCTGTGCCGGAGTTAGCCTTGATGGCTGGGCGCAATGTGCTGTCGCTCAGCTCGAAGAACGTCTTGGCCATGCCGAAAAGGTTCTGCGTGGCCCCGTCAAGGTGCGTGAGGATCATCGTGCGCTTGCCAAAGCCCATGCAGGTGCGCTTGTAGAACCTTGCTGCGACATAGGTGCTGATGCCCTGCTGCCGACCCTTTAGCACGATTACGCGAACCCAGCCAGTCTCGGCCTTCTGCGCTTCGATGCGTGCATGCAATACCCGTTGCGCGTCATTCCACACGAACGGGAGGATCTCACCTTCCTTTGTGCGGATTTTCAGATTGCGCGCGCAGTAAAGCTCATCGTCGCTGATGAGCTGGGAGAGCATGGCGTCGGCTGACATGGGTTACTGGGCTGCCTGATCGGCGAGCTTCTGCTTCAAGGCGTAGCCCATCAACGGCCAGATTTTCTGCTCTGCATTCTGGCGGGCAATCTTGCGACCAATCTCTGCATTGAAGTTTTCAGGACTGGCGCAGGCCGACTCACCCGTTACGGTGAAACCGTTGCGCAAGATCAGAACGCAAAACGTCAGCAACGCCAGCTCAGGGTTGCTAAGCTCGCGAGTTACAGCGAACGCTCCATCTGCCGCAGTGAAGTAGTGCTCACTTGCTATATTTGCCTGCAAAGCTTCCGGCGTAATACGCGGCGCTGTCAGGCCTTTAGCCTGGATTTCTTGCTCAATCGCTGAGTCGCTCATGCCTTGCCCCTATCTCGATTATCGAAATGACAGGGGCAACGCTATGTGACTGGATTTGAAGTGCAACAGGCGTAAAAATGCCCGCAGCGGGGCGGGCTTCTGGACATGTCGAGGTGCTCAGACCTCAAGGCGGCTCAAAATGGATTCAACCACACTCATGGATGAGGACAGACGATCGGCCAGTGAATCGATCTGCGCAGCCAGCGGCACGCTGTATCCGACCTGCTTGATTGCTGTGCCGGCTTCTGGCGCCTGCGCGCGAGTTACCGGTGTCAGGCGCTCGTTGAGCTGGCTCACCAGCATGGAAAGCTGTTCCGCGCACGCCTCGGCCCGGTGCAGACGCGCATATACCTCTGGAGATTCTTTTGGCTCTGCTGCGAAGTTGGAAGCGATACCTGATTGTGCGTTCATGTCATGCCCCTGATGTGATTGTCGAATGACAGGATCGAGGGTCTGTGACTGGCGCCGATGCGCAAGCACAAAAAAGCCCAGCTGGTTTAGGGCTGGGCCATTGTCATGCGTATTCGATTCTGAATTTTCTTCCCGGCTGTGCGCCCGAGCTTGCTAGCCGCACTCCACAGAATGACCATGGCTCGCCAATTTTCGGCATTTCGAGAAGGCGCTTGGCGGATGGATCATCCATCAAGCCCTGCCAGCCATCACCAAGCATCACTATCAGGCTAATGGTCTTGCCCTGGTCCTTTGCCTGATTGACCGCATCCAACAACTCACCGACCATTTCGTGTGATTCTCTCTGGTCCATCCCTGTAATCCCTATGTCGATTAGTTGACCGAGCATTCTGGCCAGATCGAGCGAGCTAATACCAGTGCCTCATCGCGAGAAACATCCTCCTGCATGATCATCGGAAACGGTGCGTGAAGCGGCGTAGTGACGGTCCAGCTCTTTTTTCGCGCCACGATTGGCTGAGGCGGGGTTTCGTGGCGCGGGGTCAATTCAGCATGACCTGAGTTTGCTCCAGTGCTCTGGCGTTCAGCAGAGCGACAATGAATCCCTGCGGCAGCCCCGACGACTTTGCGCCATGAATTACCCTCATCAGTTCGGCGTCGAATTTATCGAGCGCCTCGCTTATGGATGCACCTACAGGAAGAGCTTGAGGAATGCGTGTGACGTTACTCACTCCTTGCCCCCATCAGCCGCGCAAGGCGGTCTTCGTAGGATTCTTCGCCCGAACCTTCGTCGATGCCGTAAGCCTGGCGCTCAAGCGCGATCAGGACGCGTAACGTCTCGCTGAGGTCTTTGCTCATCTTCACCCGGCCCGGCAGGGACAGCGCACCACGGAATGCCTGCTGCATCTTCTCGTAGGCGTCTGAGGTCTCGTCTTTGGATTCTTCCACTCCAGCGATCAGGTCACGCAGCTGCTCGAACAGTTCGCGGTTGTCGGTCATCGCCTCCAGCTCTTCCATCATCTTCAGAGCAAGACGACGGTTGCGGCCAATATCAGTGCGGTGGGCAAGACGGATGTTCGCCACAACGATGGCCGAGTCATCAATTATCTCGGCGTCACGTTTTGTGGTTGCGGGCGTAACCATTCCCGTAACCATGGCCGCCGTAACAATGGAGTCTGCCTTGGCTCGTATCTTGGCAGCAAGGTCGCGAGGCACACCAAGGCGCTTGAAATGGTTGACGATGGCAGCGTGAGACACAGCCACCCCTGTCTCTTCCGTGTACTCGGCGGCAAGCTGTCGAGGACTCTTGATCCCTGCGCGCCAGT